CAGACGAACGTATGGATTTTGTACAAGCCACGGGAAAAGGGTGTCTCCAGCCTAGCAACCTCGGCCTGACCATATGCGCCAGCGTGCTCGCCTGCGATCCGCGCCCGGTGACGCGCCAGGAACGCGACCCTTGCCCCCCCACCCCTCACGGTAGCGTAGGGGGCCCTCTCCAAAATTTTCCCAACTTTCTGCCAACAGCTCTTTTCTGACCTGGCATGCTTTTTAATTTCCCCAACCTGTAACTTTCTGTACACTTACCATAAGGAGCGTTTGTAAATGGCTACTAACTTTGAGATGCGGCCCAGCAGTGGTTCACTTTTTAAAAACAAGGGCATGCGTACCGACAAGAGGGATCCCAACCTGACCGGCAAGATCATGCTGCCTGACGGGACTGTGCATTGGTTCAAGGGCTGGACTAAAGACACGGCGGCTGGTGAGAAGTGGATCTCATGCCAGATTGGCGACAGGTGCCAGCAGCAGCCGGTGGCCAGTACGGTGCCGCCTTTGGGTGCTGCCCCGGTGCCAATGCTGGTGAGCAATGATGACGATATACCTTTCTGATGGCACGGCCTAAACAGACCAGTGTTATCCCTCCCCTGACCAACTGGGGTGGGGTGAGGTCGGTGCAGCGCAGGCTTGAGCGCAGCTCGACCTTGCTGGCCAACAAGGAGGCCGTGGCTTATGCGCTGCTGTCCATGGCCAACACCAAGATCACTGACATCATGTCTTGGGATGATGAGGGCAATGTGAAGGTCAAGCGCTCAAGCGATATACCTGAGCACGCCTTGAATGCGATCAAGAACGTCAGGGTGCGCACTGACAAGGATGGGTCTAACACCTTGGAGATTGAGCTCTATGACAAGGTGGGGGTGCTGCGGCTGCTGGCCAAGGCCTCTGGTTTGCTGGACAACCCTGACAACGAGGATCGGCCATCAGTGCTTGGCATCAATGTCATGGCACCAGACGTGACTGATGTGGAGCCTGATGACATTGAAGGCGAGCGCAGATGATGTACCGCTGTTCTAAGTGTGGAGTCCAGCTCAGTCGCAATGTGGACAAGGCCTGGATCAAAAGCTATTGCGGCAAGACCGATCAGTTTGGTCGCTTGATTAGGCTGAAGCATGGTTGACGATCAAGACATCATTGAGATGCGCATGCTAGAGATATACATGCGTCAGCAGCGTGCCAGACTATTGGCCAACCCTGACTGTCGTGATCCTGATCATCCAGGCTGTGTGAAATGTGAGGCCGCTGATGACGGGCTGGCGCAAAAAACAAATTAAGGATCTATATGAGTCGCACCAAAGAGACATCTGGCAAAGAGGTTCCGATCACCGGGCTGAACCTGGACTTTTCCAAGTCGCCTGTGATCTACGACTTCATTCAGGGCAAGGCGTTTGTCCAAGGTGTCATGGGCCCGGTGGGGTCGGGCAAGAGTTATGGCTGCGCGGCCAAGATCATGCTCAAGGCGGTGCAACAAAAGCCCAGCCCGATTGATGGCATCAAGTACTCGCGCTGGGCTGTGGTGCGAAACAGCTACCCCATGCTCAAGACCACCACCATCAAGACCTGGCTGGATCTCTTTCCTGAGAACACCTTTGGCCCCATGCTGTGGACACCGCCTATCACCCACCACATCAGGCTGCCGGCAAGGGGGGATGCTGCGGGGATTGACTGCGAGGTCATCTTCTTGGCGCTTGATCAACCCAAAGATGTCAGGAAGCTCTTGTCTCTTGAGCTCACGGGTGCCTGGGTCAATGAAGCGCGTGAGCTGCCCAAGGCGGTGATCGATGGACTGACCCACCGGGTTGGCCGGTATCCGACAAAGCGCGATGGGGGTGCCACCTGGCACGGGATCTGGATGGACACCAACCCCATGGATGATGACCACTGGTGGCACCGGATGGCCGAAAAGGAAAAGATGACCGGCCCCTATGCCTGGAAGTTCTTCAAGCAGCCTGGTGGCGTGGTGCCGGTGGCCGTTGAAGACCTGCCCGAGATGCCCGAGGCGCAAGACCATATATATAGCGCAGGCAAATGGTGGAAGCCAAACCCCCGCGCTGAGAACGTCAACAACCTGCCCGGCGGCTACTACCAGCAAATGCTCTTGGGCAAGAATTTAGATTGGATTCGCTGCTACGCCGGGGCCGAGTACACCTATGTGCAAGAAGGCAGGCCCGTCTGGCCAGAATACGAGGACAGCTCGATGTCTGGTGACGTGGAAGTGAGCAATGATGTGCCCATCCAGGTCGGCCTGGACTTTGGATTGACCCCCGCAGCCACCATTGGCCAGCGTTTGCCCAACGGCAGATGGCAGATCTTGCATGAGATCGTGACCTTTGACATGGGTCTGGAGCGTTTTGGCCAGCAATTGCTTGCCGAGCTCAACTCCAGGTACCCAAACCACCAGGTAATGATCTGGGGTGACCCGGCAGGCATGGCCAGGGACGCGATTTACGAGGTCACAGCCTTTGATTTTCTGCGAACCTTGGGGCTCAAGGCCCAGCCAACGGCCAGCAATGACTTCAAGGTGCGCCGGGAGGCCTCTGCTGCGCCCATGCAGCGCCTGATCAACGGCAAACCTGGCCTGATTGTGAGCCGCGAGTGCAAGCTGCTGCGCAAAGCACTGGGCGGTGGCTACCACTTCAAGCGCGTGGCCGTGGGAGCTGGCCAGGAGCGCTTTAGAGATGCGCCAAACAAGAACGAACACTCACACATTGGCGACTCATTCGGATATTTGATGCTGGGCGGTGGCGAATACAACCGAATGACCCGCACAAACAGCTACGGTGCCAGGCCGCTTGGCCAACTCAATGCCAATACTGATTTTGATGTCTTTGCATGATGCATATCACGCCGATATACAGCCACTTGCATCATGTACAAACTCCAATAGAATCTATTGGAACTGAAACTGTGGGGTGACTATGAAACGCAACAAACGCATGATGGTTGAGAAGTCAATGAACGGGGATCTTGAGGGGGCCATGGACAAAGCTGCCCAAAAAGGTCGCGGCACTGATGACACCGTTGGCCACTTGACCAAGGGCGAGGTCATCATCCCCGCCCAGATCATGTCCGACCCCAAAAACAAGCAGATGATTGCTGACTTGTTCAAGAACAGTGGCGGCAACCTGGATGAGTTCACGGTTGGCCATGAAAAGAACAAGATCAACCCAGAAACTGGCCAGCCTGAGTTTGTTTGGTGGGTTCCATTGGTGGCCGCTGCTGCAACCGTTTATGCGGTCAGTGAATCCAGGAAATCTGCCTCTGAAGCGCGTGACCAGGCCAAGCGAGCACAGGCAGAGTCCATGGAGCAGGCACGGCTGGCGCGTGAAACTGCAGCCGCTGAAGCACAAAAGTCACGCGATACAGCAATTGAAGCGGCGCGTCTATCGCGTGAGCAGTCTGCCGCCGAGTCACAAAAGAACCGTGATTTGCAATCCGCAGGGTTAGAGCAACAAAAGATTGATGCCGCCAACAGATTGCGGCAAACACAGTTAACTGCTGATGAGCAAAAAAAGCTCATGGAGAACCTGACCACACAGCAAACCCAAGCTGCAGAAGCGGCCAAGGTTCAGCTTGCCGAACAGCAAAAGCAGTATCAAGAGCAAAAGACCTCAATGGAAAAGGCAGCAGCCACCCAAGCTGCAGAACTAGAGGCCGAGCGCCGAAAGATCGCACAGCGTGAGTCATCTCAGATGACCGCTCGCCGCCGCAGTGGTCGCAGATCTTTGCTGTCAGACACTAGGCTGACACCAGAAACAGGATTGACTGATGCTGGCATGAGCGAACAAATGACTACAGCTTTGCGTGGGTACTGAAATGGCAGATAAGCGCGCAATAAAAAAGGCGGTTGAGCTATTGCGCAAGCATGGGCGTGGTGGCGACACCATCCTTGCTCACATCAACCCCAAAGAAGCTGAAGCATTAAAGGCAATGGGCGGCTCTGGCCAGCCCAATCCAAAGACCGGCCTTCCAGAATTTATAAATCTTTACGATGAAAGTGGAACTCTTGTTTCTTCTGGCGCTATAGATCCAGCATTGACAAAACGCTTAGAGGAAGCGTCTGAAGCAGCGGCCAATGCTGAAACACAAAAATACATCGATGAGCAAAAAGCAATAGCAGAACAAGAGCGCATTAAATTTGAGAATGAGCAAAAGACATATGCGGCACAAGCAGAAGCACAGCGATTGGCTGATCAAGAGGCATTTACCAAAGCACAGGCCGAGATCGAAGCAATAGCGCAAAAAGAGCGCGATGTCATCACCAGGCAGGCCGCCGAGTACGACGCGCAACAGAAGAAGTTGCAAGAAGAGGCCGCTGCTGAAGCGCTGAGATTGAAGGCCGAGCAGGCAGCGCTTGAACAGCAGCGCGTTGAAGCCGAGCAGCAAGCGGCCCTGGTCAGGGAAAGAGCACGCACCGAGTTTGAAGGTGTGCAGCGCGAGAGTGCAGAGCGTGAGTCTGGTCGCAAGCGTGCAGCCAGATCAGCAACTGCCAGACCTTTACTCATGGGCGCATCACCTACTGGCTCAACAAGTGAGCTTGGTGCTCGCGGCACCATGGGCACAAGCGGCACATTGGGATCAACACAAACTCTGGGAGTCGGATGAAATGCCAAATCATTATGGAATGAAAGACAAAGAGGTCTGGGACAAACCACGCCCCAAAGACCTGCCCAAGCCAAAGGAGCTTTCTTCAGCCGAAAAACGCATGTCCATGCGCCGAGCTGCTAAAGCTGGTCGGCCATACCCCAACTTGGTTGACAACATGGCTGCAGCCAGAGAGAAGAAGTGACTATGGAATACGACAAGAAAATTCTAGGCGGCATGCGCCTGACCCCAGAACAAATCTTGAAGCGCCAGCAAATGGCGCAGACCAAGAAGGATGAGTTTCAACAGCTCTACCAAGATGCCTATGAGTTCGCCCTGCCCCAGCGCCAACTCTATGGTGTGTGGGAGGGTGGTGCCGTTGGCTCCAAGAAGATGCAGCGCGTCTTTGACTCAACGGCCATCAACTCTACCCAGCGTTTTGCCAACAAGCTGCAGTCTGTGGTCTTCCCGCCCCAGCGCAAATGGTGCCGCCTGGATCCAGGCGTTGACATTCCCATGGAGCGCAGAAGCCAGGCACAGCAGATCCTCGATTTGTACAACGAGAAGATGTTTGCCGTGCTCAGACAGTCCAACCTGGACATTGCCATGGGCGAGTTCTTGCTCGACCTGGCTGTGGGCACCGCCTGCATGATGGTGCAGCCTGGAGATGATGTCTCTCCGCTCAACTTCATCCCCGTGCCGCTGTTCCTGGTGAGCTACGAGGAGGGGGCCAATGGCCAGGTGGACAACGTGTACCGGCGCATGCGCATGAAGGGCGAGAGCATCCAGCGCCAATGGCCCGATGCTGTGATCCCAGACGATATGAAGCGGCGCATTGAGAATAAGCCAACTGATGACATTGAACTGCTGGAAGCCACGATCTATGACTACAAGCGTGGCGACTATTGCTACCACGTTATTGATCGAACCTCCAAGCAAGAGCTGGTCTACCGGCGCAAGACATATTCGCCTTGGGTGATCTCGCGCTACATGAAGGTGGCCGGTGAAATATATGGCCGTGGCCCCTTGATGACCGCCCTGCCCGACATCAAGACGCTGAATAAGACCATTGAGCTGCTGCTCAAGAACGCCAGCCTGGCGGTGTCTGGTGTATATACAGCGGCTGATGACGGTGTGCTCAATCCCAACACGGTCAAGATCGTGCCTGGTGCCATCATCCCGGTGGCCAGGAACGGTGGCCCCCAAGGCCCGGCTTTGCAAGCCCTGCCCCGCTCTGGCGACTTCAACGTCACCCAGCTTGTGATCAATGACCTGCGCTCCAACGTCAAGCGCATCTTGCTGGATGAGTCGCTGCCGCC